ATGTTAAATAAGGTAAGGGAATGGCACGAAAACTCTTTGAACACTTTTCAAAAAGGGTTAAGACTAGATGACTACCACATGATGTGGTTAGCATTTGGTAAAGGTGTCGTCTTAGTATTATTATTACAATGGATATTTTAACTAAAATGAAGTCAGTATTTGTGGGGATGTTAATCATCCCCATGATTACTATTGCTGACGACAATGTAATCAATATCACACAGTCAGGTGATAATTTAGATTTAGAAATTGAACAAGTAGGATTTAACAACGAGGTTGGAATGTTAGATTCCTATTCCTATATTAACAATGCACCCAACCTAGACATGCACATAGTACAATACAACAATACTAGTGCAATTAACAAAATTTTATTTGATGAAATTAGTGGTTCAGGAAACACACTTAAACTTGGTCAAGGTATTGCATGGTCAGCTGACGGTTCGTACACATATGATAGCATAGAAGGTGGTGGTCATTACATGGAATTAGATTTATACGGAAACGATAATTCTTTGACATGGCATCAAACAAACGCTGGTTCAACAAGTGGACATGACTTTAATTTTCACCTCGCAGGTGATGACAATGATATATCAGGTAGACAACAAGGTAATGGTGTAAAAGAAATGAACCTAACAATTTACAACTCAGACAATAATGTTACAGCAAGACAAAAGGGTACATGGGCAAATCACACTGCAAACATTACACTTGATGGTTTATATGGAACCGATTTGTTATTCAAACAATTGGGGTCAACATCACAAACATATAGTCTCTCAGTTGATTGTGTAACTGTAGGTGGTTGTGCAGTCACAGTAGAACAAGGTAATTAAAATGGTAGAATGTCCTAAAGAATATTACGAATGTCTTACATATGAAGAGTGGGATGAGATAGTAGATATAATAGAAGAGAATGATTTACCAATGCCAGAGGCAATGGGTGATGCAGAAGCAGCTGCAAATTTCGTATGGCAGGTTCTCTTTCTCAATCCAGTAGAATTAGTATACATAGGAATCACAATGACAGTCCTTGCAACATATGGATTATCAATCTATTACATGTATAAAAGAATACAAAAGAAATTTAGATAATGCCTTATTCACAAAAAGTTTTAGACAGATTCGAAGCAGTAACAAATGCACCCGAACAATTTTCGGTAGGACGATTCGACCCTAAAGATAAAGACGTTGCAACTGGAATGGCAGGAGCTCCTGCTTGTGGTGATGTCATGAGATTACAACTCAAACTAGATGAGAATGAACTCATCACAGATGTAAAATTTAAAACCTATGGATGTGGAAGTGCAATTGCATCTGCATCTATGTTCGTAGACTTACTCAAAGGTAAGACAATCACAGAAGCAAAAGAGATCAAAGATAAAGATATTGCAGAAGCATTGGAATTGCCACCTATCAAAATACACTGTTCAGTGTTAGCAGAAGAATCAATAAGAAAAGCAATAGAAGATTGGGAAGAAAAGAAACAAGACGTTCAACTGTATCCTGAAAACGGAATGTAATGTATAATTGGAAAACTGTATTAGTAACTATAGGTCTTTTAGTAGGTCTTAAGATATGGAATCCATATTTTATAGAGAACATTTCATGGTCATGGTTTGACTATCTTCATCAACAAAAAGAAATAGAACAAGTAGATGATATTGTTCTAGTAGACATAGACGAGAAATCATTACAGAAGTACGGACAGTTTCCATGGCCAAGAAACATCTATGCAGACTTGTTATGGGAAACTGATCCAACAAACACTCATGTTTTTGCAATAAACTTTTCTGAACCAGATAGATTTGGTGGTGACGAAGAGTTTGCTGAAGCACTTATCAATAGACTAACTATTCTTTCGGCGTCCCCAACTACACAGTTAGATACAGGTTCTGCACCTTATGTAAAGACAACTACATTTGGTGGGGGTAGTATTGAAGATTCTGTATGGAGTTATCCTGGCATCTCATCACCCATCTCTATATTACAAGACAATACTTATGGAGTAGGTGTCACGTCTGCTACACCTTCAGTCGCAGGGACACCTAATTTTGATGGAACCGTGAGGTCATCCCCACTGGTCGTCCGAACTGGCGAGACAATTTATCCTTCAATTGCACTCGAAGTATTGAGAGCATATTATGATCTCCCAAACTACAATACAAAAGTAACACCCGAAGTTGGAATAGAGTGGATTAGAATGGGTAAAGATAAACCCATCGAGACTACATCTACAGCAGATGTGATGATCAGTTATTGGAATAAATTCAATCGTGTATCAGCAAGTGAACTAGATCAACTAAATCTTACAAACAAGGTTTTAGTATGGGGTCTAACTGCTGAGGGACTGAATAATCCAATTTCAACTCCAGTGGGAGTATTATATCCTCACGAAGTTCAAGCAAACCTAATCCATACCGTCTGGCAAGAAGTTCGAATACAACAATCCTACTATCTTGAATTTCTTGAAGTTGTTTTTCTTTTGGTAACACTGCTATTAATTCTGGGTGTGGTTTACAATGTTCCCACAAGTCTTGCGGCGATAGTGAGTCTAGGTATTTTAGGACTTCAGTTGGGTGGGGGTTACTACTTTTGGATTTCTGATCTCGTTCTTTTCGATACCTTCTGGTCATCTATAAGTTCCTTAATAGTGTTTGGTCATGCTTCTTTCAACAAATACTATATTACATATCAACTCAAAGAACAAATTAAGAAGCAGTTCGAAAAGTATTTATCTCCTGACATGATTGCAGAACTTCAAAAAGACCCTAGTAAGTTAAGACTGGGTGGGGACAGAAAAGAGATGACGTTCTTATTCATGGATATATGTGGTTTTACACCTATATCAGAACACTATAAAAACAACAATGACCCAGAGGGGTTAGTAGAGTTAATTAATAAATATCTAGATACGATGACTAAAATCATTCTTAAGAATGGTGGTACCATAGACAAATATATGGGAGATTGTATTATGGCGTTTTGGAATGCACCTCTTGATTGTGAAGATCATGCTCAGAGGGCAGTAGATTCAGCACGTGAGATATCAGAAAAAGCAGATGAACTTATTAAAGAAATTGAGTCACAAGGTCTCCCTACTATTGATGTTGGGATTGGGATCAATTCAGGTGATTGCATCGTCGGAAACATGGGATCGGAACTTAGATTTGACTATTCCGTCATTGGAGATGCAGTCAACTTGGCATCTCGACTCGAAGGTCAAACAAGAAATTATGATGGGGTTCGAGTGTTGTTATCGGGAAGAAGTGCTGGATTATGTAAAGATGGATTCTTTACAAAAGTCGACAGCATCACTGTTAAAGGAAAATCCGAGAAGGTGGACGTATACACCATTTAAGATTGAATGGCGAGAAGAACCAGCAAAAATTGACAAATACTCAATGGCATTATTCTGGTCATTGCAACTAGCAGATGTATGGACAACCAATAGAGGAATGGATTACTCTTGTGTATATGAAGCAAATCCATTACTACCCAAAGTACCACACTTAGATAGATTAGTCATACACAAAGTTGTCTTTACATATCCTTTCTATGATATGTATTCAAGCAATCAGTTAACATATGATGACATGATGTGGCCAATACTTCTCTCAATGTATGTTGTAAACAATAATTTACAAGTGATTAATAAGGCAAAGAGACAGTGTTCCAAACGATAAATAACTCATAATAATAATAATAACGGAGATAATGATGCCAGTGAAATACGGTAAAACTTCGAAACAAGTAGATCGTGCTACAAAAAAAGTGACTATAGTTCATGAGTATATGAAGTGTAAATCAAATGCAGAGTTGATAGAAGCATATAATAAACCAGTGATACCAAAGTTAAAACAAAAAGTAAAAAACGAAATTGTTCGAAGAAACAAAAAGGGTCTTGCAAATATAGTATTCAATTGATATAATGTCTAAATACTAATGTGACAATTATGTGACAAGAGTAAGTAGTTTGTGTTACAAACGAAGTCCAGATCACGGATAGTTACAAACATAACAGGAGATAAAAATGCGAAAATTAGCATCATTGTCTGCCTCGTATCTACGGACACAAGCAGACAAACTACACAACCTTATGAAATGCGGAAGATTACAGAACGTAATCAGAGACATTTATTAAGTTTTTTTAAAAAACTACTTGAAATTTTATAGTTAATCACTATATAATATATAAATACTAGTGTGCGAGAACTTAAAAAGGGCACGGGTTGATAACAAACCAATTTCTTGGTAGCAACAATCTTCAAAAGTGCCCGGTTCTCAAACACTACTCGATGCCCATAAGGGGTCGATAATATAAACTTGCTATTAATATAGGAGAAACTTATGACAAGTATAGACTTTGGTCGATTCAGACCTATCACAATCGGGTTTGATAAAATTTTCGAAGATATGGAAAAGTTATCAAACATTCACACAAACTTCCCACCTTACAACATCATTAAACTTAATGACGATGAGTTCGAAATTGAGTTAGCAGTTGCAGGGTTTACAAAAGAAGAAATCAATATTCAGTTCAAAGATTCTATTCTTACCATCGCAGGTGAGAAAGATACTAGAGCAGATGTAGAGTTCTCTCACAAAGGTATTTCAGAACGTAACTTCATGAAAAGTTGGACACTAGGCGATTACGTCAAAGTGGGCGATGCTAAAATGAAGGATGGTTTACTCATTATCTCATTGTTCAAAGATGTGCCTGAAGAAGAGAAACCTCAGATTATCAGCATTTCTTAAAAAACCCTATTGAAGAATACTCCTGTTAGTAGTATAATGGGAGTATCTATTGATAATTAGGAGAAACATTATGATTAAAGTTGGAGATTCAGTACCAAATATTGTTATGCCTGTACGAGCAGATGGTGAATTCATCATGCTTAATACAGAAGAGCAATTTGCTGGAAAGAAAGTGATAATCTTTGCATTACCAGGTGCATTTACACCTACATGTTCTACATTTCAATTACCAGGTTTCGACGAGCAATTCGAATCGTTCCAAGAAAAGGGTATTGATGAAATCTATTGTCTAAGTGTTAACGACTCATTTGTAATGAATGCATGGTTTGAAGCACAAAACATTCAGAATGTATTGCCATTACCAGATGGAAATGGTGAACTAACTGAAGCATTAGGCATGACAGTTGCTAAAGCAAATGTAGGTTTCGGTATGAGATCGTGGAGATATGCCATGGTAGTGAACGATAATGTTATTGAACAAGTCTTTGCAGAAGACGGATTCAACGATAATATCGACACAGATCCTTATGTAGTCTCAACACCTGAAAACGTGTTAGAGAACGTAATAAATTATTACGAACAAGGATAACCCACTGGGGACGAAAGTCCCCTTTTTTTTATTATGTCAGCAAAGTTATTTAACAAAGTCTACAGAGTTGTAGAAAACCCCTTTGAAAAAGATGCGGGTATAGAATTAATTGAGGGCGAGTGGAAAGGCCTTGTCTATCAATATGGTGAAGTTCAGTTGGTCGATGGAAAACCAGAAATGAACTTCAAAAGAACTATCAGAAGAATGCCAGAAGGTGTCGAAGGAACTGAGGAAAAGATCGAAGGTTTACTAAATAATAGTGAATTAAATCAACTCATGGGAGATATTCTCGTAGAGTTGATTGAGCATCAAGTCGAAAGAGATCAGGAGAAAGAGACCAAAAATGGCAACAGCAAACATTAAATTTACAAAAGACGGAGAAGGTTTTCATCATCAAGTAGAAGATCATCTTGTCTATGGAAAAAGAATAGAACTGATGGGTGAAGGTTTCAAATATGTTGGAGAAGTAGATGCTCCAGTAGAAGACGAAGAAGGAAACTTCACTTCAGCATCAGAATAGGAAAATTATGAATAAAGAAATATTGAAAGAGCAAATCAAAAGACACGAGGGTGAAGTACTAGAAGTATATAAAGATTCACTAGGTTATTTAACTTTTGGTGTAGGACATCTAGTTAGAGAAGATGACCCAGAATTCGGTGAACCAGAAGGAACACCAGTGTCACAAGAAAGAGTTGATGAAGTATATGAAGTAGACTTTGATAAACACGTAGAAGAAACTCTACATGTTTGTAAAGACCATAACATAGACTTTGATTCATTACCAGAAGACATTCAACATGTACTAGTGAATATGTGTTTCAATCTAGGTGCAAATCGTTTAGGTAAATTCAGAAACATGTTAAAAGCATGTTCAGTATCAGACTGGGAAGAAATGGCACGTCAGATGGAAGATTCAAGATGGTTTGGTCAAGTAGGTAGACGTTCAAAAGAACTGCAAGAGTTAGTATTAAATGTCTGAAGTAAAATGCATTCGTCTCAATACAGGCGAAGTCATTATGGGATTTGCAAAGCAAAATCTTTTGAGAAATGGTTGGCAAATTGTCGATCCTCAAATCGTTTTAACTGTAGCAGATTCTGGAAAAATGGAAGTTAACTTTGCTCCATGGATACCTTATGCCAAAGAATATAAATATAATATAAACAACAGTCAGATACAGACTGTTTTTGAACCTAAACCACAATTAGAAACAAACTTCAAAGTGGCAACAGGCAATAAGATTAGAGGTAAAAAATGAGTGAAATTGTAGACGATAAAGTAAACGTTATCCCAAGACATCAAAACGATCCTACGTTGTCGTTGCATCAAATGGAACAGTTAACTAGAAGTATGATTCATGGTTATTTAGAAGGTAATGTTGTAAATGACGATGATACATGGATGTCCATTTGTCAACTTCTACAAGAGATTGACGATCACTATGCAACTGAACTTGCACAAGAGAGAGCAGACTTGCTTAGTTTATTGGGAAGGTGGAACAGAAGTTATCAGTACAAACCTTGTCCAGTCAATGTGAAAGAAGTAGAAGGTGTATTACCTGAAGGAGTAGAAGGACTTAAATAATGAAAGATATGACAAATGAAATTCTGAAATCAGTAGTAGCACATGCTGATGGTCAGATCGCAAAACACAAAACCAATGTGCTAGTTCAATGTAAGAACTCAGTAGGTGTTGCTGAACACGGCGACCATGTTGAGACTATCCAACAAGAAATGGAAAAGATTGCACACTATGAAGATATCAAAGATGTAGTAGCAAAACATTTCTCAGAATATACCGAAAAAACACTATTAAAAGACTAGTCTTTCTGTTATACTAACAGTATGGATTTTTATACAAATGTGTGTCGTACACGTGACAAGATTTTGGTCACGGGTTATCAAGGAAACAAGAAACAGAAACTTACGGTCAACTATCGACCGAAGCATTTCATTCCCTCAAAGAAAGGTCAAACACCTTATCGTTCACTAGATGGCAGATACTTAGAAGTTGTTGAACTCAACTCTATGGGTGGTGCTAGAAAGTTTAGAGAGCAGTACGATGGTGTTCAAGGGTTTGAGATACATGGTTATGATAGATATGTTTACACCTATATCTCAGACAAGTTTCAAGGCGAGATCGACTGGGACTTCAATAAGATTAGAATCGCAACACTCGATATAGAATGTGAATGTGAGAATGGATTTCCAGATCCAATGTTAGCAGGTGAAAGAGTTAATGCTATCTCAATTAAACCATTCAAAAAAGAAACAGTAGTTTTTGGTATTGGTCCATGGAATCATGACAATCCTAAAGTAATCTATATCGATTGTAAGAATGAAGCAGACTTACTTACTCAGTTCATAAAGTATTGGCGTAGTCAGAACTTTGATGTTATCACAGGTTGGAATGTAGACTCATTCGATATCACATACCTTTGTAATAGAATCGATAGACTTTTTGGTGAGAATGAACATAGAAAACTATCACCATGGAATCAATCAAGTAGTAGAGAGTTTACAGCATTTGGTTATCAGAAACAACAAGTGTATGATTTACTTGGTATCAATGTTGTTGACTACCTCGAACTGTATCGTAAAAGAACTTTCTCAAACCAAGAGTCGTATAAACTCGATCACATTTCACAAGTAGAACTTGGCAAAGGTAAGATAGATTACTCAGAGTATGGTTCACTTCATACATTATATAAGAACGACTATGCAAAGTTCTTAGAGTATAATGTACGTGATGTTGTTCTCGTAGAAGAACTAGACGACAAACTAGGTTTCTTAGAACTTATTATGTCTCAGGCATATACTGCCAAATGTAACTACAAAGATACATTTGGTATGGTGAAGTACTGGGAAACTATCATCTATAATTTCTTAAAAGACCAAGGTATACAAACCCCACCACAAAGATTGAAAACTGGCAATGATAAAACTAAACCTATCATTGGTGCATATGTAAAAGAACCTCAAGTTGGTGGTCATAATTGGGTTATGTCTTTTGACTTGAACTCACTATATCCACATTTGATTATGCAATACAATATCTCACCTGAGAAGATTGTGCCTGGTCATAGAGAAACAACAAACATTCAGAAGTTACTTGATAAACAAACAGACACATCATACTGTAAGCAAACAAATACAACGATAGCACCTAATGGTGTTCTATTCTCACGTGAGAAACAAGGTATGTTCCCAGAACTTATGGAAACATTCTATGAAGAACGTAAAGAATGGAAAAAGAAAATGATTGTGTTTCAAAAAGAAAAAGAAACATGCACTGATCCAAAACGTAAGAGAGAACTTGATACACTTATCAAACGTGCATATAACAATCAGCAAGTTCGTAAGATTGCATTGAACTCTGCCTATGGTGCAATGGCAAATCAATACTTCGCATTCTTTTCTATCGATCTTGCAGAAGCAATTACTATGTCTGGTCAGTTAGTCATTAAGTGGGCAGAGAGAACTGTTAATGATTATCTTAACAAGATTCTTAAAACTGATAACGAAGACTATGTGATTGCAATGGACACTGATTCAGTTTACATTACAATGGATAAACTTGTACAAGCAGTTATGCCTGATGAACAAGATAAGAATAAGATTGTAGACTTTCTATCTAAAGCAGAGAAGCAGGTAGAGAATGCACTTGCTGATGGTTTCAAAGAGTTAGCAGATTATACAAATGCATTTCAAAACAAAATGGAAATGGGTAGAGAAGTGATTGCAGATCGTGGTATATGGACTGCAAAGAAAAGATACATTCTAAATGTATTTGACAATGAGGGTGTTAGACTAGCAAAACCAAAACTCAAAATGATGGGTATTGAAACTGCTAAGTCGTCAACACCACAATGGGTAAGAACCAAACTTACTGAAGCATTCAATGTTATCATGACTCAGACAGAGCAAGACTTGTGGCAGTTTGTAGAGAAAGCACGAAAAGAATTTAGAGAGTTACCACCCGAGACTGTAGCATTCCCTAGAGGGTGTAGGGGTCTAGGTCAATACAAAGACAACACTACAATCTATGCAAAGGGTACACCAATTCATGTTCGAGGTTCGTTATTATATAATCATTTGTTAGAATCCAAGAACCTCGACATGAGGTATGAAACAATCAAAAATGGTGAGAAGATTCTGTTTACTTATCTAACTACACCTAATCCAATCAATGAGAATGTTATTAGTTTTATGAATTCTTTACCCAGAGAGTTTGATTTACATAGATTCGTAGATTATGATATGCAGTTCGACAAATCATTTGTAGAACCTTTGAAGACTGTAGTTAATCTGATTAATTGGAATGTAGAACCAGTTGCATCATTAGATAGTTTTTTTGCATAAATACAGTGGGGATAGATTTTTATCTATCAGTTTAGAACTTCTATTTAGGAGTCAGCAATGAATAATTTAATGTATTCATTACTATTTTGTGTATTCTTACTTCCTTCATGTGCCTCAGTTGGTGCCGTAATTGAAGGCGGAAAAGAATTCTCAACTGGCGTTGTAGACGGTGCCGTTAAAGGTACTCAAACAGTTGTAAACGCCGTTGCAGATGATGTAGTCTCAGTTGGTACTCTAGTCGCAGATACTACTACAGGTGTTATAGACACTGTAGCAGATGAAGTCGATAGACAAACTAATGAACTACAGGAACAACCTGAAAAAAAGTAGACGAGGTCATTTCGACCACAATGCTTTTAGAAGCAATGATGTTATATTGCTCAGAGTTTCCACAAAAATGTAAGGCAACAGTTAGACAAGGGGACAAATGAGTCCCCTTGCATTATAAATAAATAAAACATTATGTATGAATATAACGTAAAAGTAGTTAAGATAGTTGACGGTGATACAGTAGACGTAGACATCGATCTCGGTTTTGGTATGACTTATAAAAAGCAAAGAGTTAGAATGAAAGGTATTGATACACCAGAATCCAGAACTAGAGACTTAGTAGAAAAGAAATTCGGAAAGGCATCAAAGAAACATCTAAAAGAAATGTTAGGTGCTTGTGAAAAAATCACACTTGTATCACATGACAAAGGCAAGTTCGGAAGAATCTTAGGTGACTTATATTGTTGGGACAATGTCGGACATCCAACATACGAAACAAAGTTTTGTGCCAATGCACAAATGATTGAAGATAATCATGCAGTTCCATACGATGGGCAATCCAAAGAAGACATAGCAAACAATCATCTTACGAATAGAGATATTCTTTTAGAGAAAGGTGTAGTAGAGTTATGATGATTACAGGCATGGACATATTTTACATATGTATGATCTGTGTCATTTTCGGTTTCATAGTTCATATTGAAACTCAATTAAAAATTTTATCAGAAATGATGAAAGAACACACAATGTATCGTACACGTTTGTGCGATAAAACATTTGAAGATAATCCAGAAAAAACACTAGACAAATAACTCACTACATAGTATACTGAATATACATTATGAGAGGTGAATATGTCATTTATTAAAGACTTAGTAAAAGCATCAGGTAACGAGTTTGCGAACATCGTTGCAGATGGTGTTCAAGCAGGTGATGTTGACTCATTCGTCGATTCGGGTAGTTACATCTTTAATGCTTTATTATCGGGTTCACTATATGGTGGACTTCCAAAAAACAAAATTACTGCAATCGCAGGTGAATCAGCAACTGGTAAAACATTCTTTGCATTAGGAATGGTTAAACAGTTTCTTGCTGATAATCCAGATTCAGCAGTAATTTATTTCGAATCTGAATCTGCAATCACAAAAGAAATGATTGAAGAAAGAGGTATCGATTCAAACAGAATTGTTATTGTGCCCGTGGTAACAGTTCAAGAATTCAGAACACAGGCAATATCCATACTTGATAAGTATCTTGAAACAGACGAGTCAAAACGTCCACCAATGATGTTTTGTTTAGATTCTCTTGGCATGTTATCTACTACCAAAGAGATCGAAGACACAGCAGATGGTAAAGAAACTAGAGACATGACTCGTTCCCAATTAGTTAAAGGTGCTTTCAGAGTTCTTACACTTAAACTCGGTAGAGCAGGTGTTCCAATGATTGTAACAAATCATACTTACGATGTAATTGGTTCAATGTTCCCACAGAAAGAAATGGGTGGAGGGTCTGGTCTTAAGTACGCCGCATCTTCAATCGTATATCTTTCAAAGAAAAAAGAAAAAGAGGGTAGTGAAGTTGTAGGAAATATTATACACTGTAAGAATGCAAAATCAAGATTGACTGTAGAGAACAGAATCGTCGATGTCAGATTATCATATGATAAAGGACTCGACAGATACTATGGTTTACTAGACTTAGCACTTGCATCAGGTGTATTTGAGAAAGCATCAACAAGAGTTAAATTACCTAATGGTAAAACAGAATTTGGGAAAACTATCAACAACAACCCAGAAAAATACTTCACAGAAGATGTGATGGAACAATTAGAAAAGGTAGTACAAGAATATTTTAAATATGGAAACAAGACTAGAACAAACAATACTGAAGAATCTGATTCAGAATGAATCTTTCACAAGAAAGGTCATTCCATTTCTTAGGTCAGAGTATTTCACCGACTCTTCTGAGCAGTTAGTTTTCAAACTGGCCTCAGAATATTTCGATAAGTATACAAAAAATCCAACAGCAGAAGCACTTCTCATTAATCTTGACAACATAACCTCAGTCAATGAGAAAGTTGTACAAGAGTCAAAACTACTGTTAGATAACTTAAAGAAAAATACAGAAGAGTCC